TTACAGGCCGTTTAACTGCCGGTTGAGGGTGCGTTTCAGGCCGCCGATCCGGTGCGCGTAGCGGTGCAGACTACTGCGGCTTGGAGCCTTGTCACCGAAGCGCATGCGGCATTCTTCGGCGAGCGCGCTGAAGGTCATCGTGCCGATCCGTGCATTGACGAACGCCAGAACCTCAGCATTCCGCATAGCCATGGGCATAGCCCCGCCCTTCCGGGGGAGGCTGACCAGCGTGGCGCGGATACGATCTTCGCCCCAGGCATCGGAGCCGAAGCGCGCCGCGCATTCTTTGGCGATCTCGCAATGGGAAAGGCCAGCGGGCTGAACGATCAGCCAACTGGCAATCTCCATATCCCTCGCGCCAAAGGCGGGCATGTCAGCCGCCTTCGCGCTGAAGTGTCTTGCGGAACGCCTCTTGCGTCACGCCCAGCCGCGACAGGATTTCCTGTTCATCACCCGTCCCGCCGCTGGTCATCAGGGCCAGCTCTTGCCGGTCACGGGGTAGACCGCGCCCCGCGATCTGACTGCCGGGGCTCAGAACCGGCACCATCTGGCGTGCGAACTCGTCAAACCGTTCCGGGTTTTCGCGGCAAAGGGCGAGGCCCCATTCGCGCAGGTAGGGCGGCAACTTGCCCGAGGTGATTGCGCCATCCACGGCGGCAAGCGCCTTGCCTTCAGCTTCTCGCGCCCGCGACCGGTTCAGTTCAAGCGCCAGTTCCATTGTGCCGCCATCCGTCTCCTGACGTTGCTGCGATGGCTCCGGTGCAGGCTCGCTTTCACGATTGACCAGGGCCGACACCGCTTGCAGCAACGCGTCATCCTCGATGTCTTCCGGCAAGGCCAGTATCTGGATGAGCTCCCCGCGCAGATCAGCCGCCGCCAGTTCGGGCGGATCAGCCGGTGGGTTTTCCTGACTGGCGAGCGCAGTGAGGTGAAGGTTGGGGTTGTTCGTCAACGCGGCGCGGTGAAGGCGCATGATTTCTCCTGTGGTCTTGTGGAACGTGAAGACAGGGCTGAGGAACCGGTATTCCTTGCTGGCCAGATGCTGGCGCGCCTTGTCGGTCCATTCGACACGTCCCCAGATGCCCTGGGCATCGGCCTTCAGTTCCTTGATCCAGCCCGCCGCTGGAGCGGGCTGGCCGTTCTTGGTGGCGTGGTCGATCTGGTGTTCGTAATCGACGGGCAAATCCATGCCGAGCTTGCGGGTTGCGGCGATGATGTCGGCGGCATCGCGCACCATGTAAGGGCCGCGCCCATCGCGCCCGTTGAAGGTGCCGAGGGGCAGAAGGTGAACCCAGTCTTGCGCCTGGCCGGATGTGGCCAGCTCGACAGACCAGGCGGACTGGTGAATGGAAGTCATCGGCGAAGCCCTTCTGTGATGTGGTCGTTGACGATGCGCCCGATTTCCTGCCGGTTTTCCTCGTTCAATCCGAGGAAAGGACGCGCCGGAATTGTGACCTGACGGCCCCGGCCCGCTTGTCCGCCCATCTGGTGAATGCGCGCATATGCGCGGTTCGTCCCGACCGCGACTTGCGAATGCGAGGCGCTGTAGCTCAGCGAGCCATAGAGGTGGCCACGGTCGCGCAACTTCTTTGCCCCGGCACCGCGCCGCAAAAGGGTGGCGGTGGAATGGCCCGCCCATCCGGTTCCATCCGGGGCGGTTTCGCTCTCGAAATTGCTTTCGACCTCAGACTGAAGATAGCTGCCGATTTCCTGGAACACCGACTGCATGTTGGAGCCGCGTTCCGCAAGGCGTTGCAGCGCAGCCATGAAGCCGTCTTCATCGACCACCTGGATATTCATCTGAAGGCCGTCCTGGGCGATGCCCCCCAGTTCGACCAGGCCACCCGCAACGTCGCCCATGCTCCGGGAAATGCGGGTCTGCCGTTCGACGGCGGCCCGACCGGCGCGGCTTGCACCACCCCGCGCCGCGCCGCCCGCCATGGCCCGCAGAACGACACCCAATATCGGCCATGCCATGACGTATCCCCCTTATGCCGCCAGGTGCGACGTGACGATCAGCTTGGCGCTGTCTGCCCATTCGTTGGTCACGGCAACATGCTGCCCGCCCACCTCGACGATGGTCGAGCCGTTCTTCAGAAGTCGAAGGGCCGCACCTTCCAACTCCGGCGGAACAACCAGGGCCGTGGGGCGCACGTTCAGAAGCTGGCCATGATCCCCGCGCAGGGTCATCATCGCCGTGCGGGCCGCTTCGTAATTGTCCTTGGTCAGATCGGCCTTGCTGGCATAGGCCAGTTGCCACAGGCCGAACCCGGCATTGACGCGCGCCCGCACCCCGTAGATGTATTCGTCGCGCATGAACACATGCTCATCGTTGTCGCGGTCCAGGGCGGTGAACTTGTAGGGCACACGCTCTTGCCAGATGATCGGACGCACGGCGCGGCTCAGATCGAGAAGATACCAGGCCGGACCACTGCCCGCCTGCATATTCGAAACGCTGACCTCTTCGCCCTGGGCATTTGTGCCCAGGTGATCGGTATCGAAGAAATACTGGCCATCATAGCAAGCCGTGCTGAAGCCGTTGGCCAGAAGGCGGAATACCAACTCGTTGGGATGGTCGCGCGCCTCGCGGCCCATTTCCGAAATCATCGGCCCGAAAACACCATAGGTATCATCTTCGAGCGCATCGCGCGGCACGGAGATGGTGCTTTCGAACTTGCGGTTCTTGATGCGCCAGTCATGCACCGACAGGTTGCGGATGACGCGATCACCAATCCACTCGCGCAGGCGGGGGAAGCTGCCGAGCCATCCGTAGATTTCTTCGGCATTCGAGCTGGGCACTCGCATGGTGATCTCTTCAAAGTGGCTTGGCGCATTGTCGAACGCCTCATTGAAGACGGTCTGGAAGCCACGGAAGACGGTGGAAAGGTTTCCGGAATTGACGATCATTGCTCGAACTTCTCTTTCGATTTGGGTTGCTGGGGGCGATGCGGCAGGGCAACGCCTGCTTCACGCATGGTGCAGATGGTACGGCGCGCGGTTCTGCGGCTGACGCGCGTCAGCTTTGCGATTTCGACCGTGCTGAGGGTGGTGTTGACGATCAGGCGGCGGATGCGGATAGCCTGCGCATTCTTGCTTGACATGGCCCCGTGCGGGACTTCGACTGCACCGCTTCCATATTTGGTGATCAGCCATTCCAGCACATCCCGACCAACCAGCTTGCTTACGGGATGGTCATCGGTGGCCTTGAGCGGAACGAACAGTTCTCCGCCGCCGAAGTTTTCAAGGAAGAGGCGGGCGGCATGCTCCCCGAACCGCTCAGCAAGCTCGACCTCCATGTGCGTGACATAGAGACCAAGTTTTCGCCTTTCGGCGATGGAAGGGTATTCGTTGGAAAGCACTGGTGCCGCCCGCCTCGCTTGCATGATCATCAATGCAGGCGACGCTATCCGGACGTATGTCCCTGAGCACCCCGGACAGCGTTCCGGTTATCGTGCAGTGGGTGAATGAAGGTTGCCCCGGACTGGACTGGGCGGCGGCGGATCAACTGCCGCCGCTTTCCTTTTCCCGCCGCTCCTGAAGTGCCACCAGCGCCGCGCGCAAGCCTTCCAGGGCGGGCAACAGGAAGAACTTGCAGAACAGCCCCACCAAGACCCATGCGAGCATCAGCGCCGCGACCGCAATCCCGAGAAGCGCACCGATGCCGAAGAAGAGGAAAAAGGGTCCGAAGGCTTCCATCTGTGATCTTTCTGTCAGCGGTCAGGATAGGCGGAACATGGCGCACATTTCAATGCCCATCGAAGGCCGCGCACAAAACGCCCCACAGCCCCCCCCTTAAACGCGTTTAACAGGCGTTTAAGAAATTTCTGGCGGTGAGGGGTGCCGAGAGACAGGAAGCCGCTCAGCGGGCCGCTGAGGGGCTTGGAGCAAAAAAGGGGCGATGCCGCGCACCGCCCCCTTCATCGTCTCTCGCGCCGCACATGTCATGCGGCCTTGTCGCGGGCCTTCATCTTTTTCAGGGCGGTGATCACCTTGCGCGCGTCCTGGGCCGTCACGAAGCGCAGGCTGGAAATGCCGAAGTACCGCTCCAGCCAGACCGCCAGACCGTCTTCAACATCGGCACCTGACCATTCTTTCCAGATCGTCCTGATCAGTTCGAGCTGGGCGAAGCTGGCCATGCCGTCCCGCGCGCCATAGTCCGGCCCCTTGGCGGTCAACGGCTTGAAGCCCAGGTATTCGAACAAGCCCATGAGCGCCGTGAACCCGTCCTGGTCGAGCTCCGTCACGGAGGTGACCCCGCAAAGATCGACCAGGCCAGACCGGAACTCCGCTTCGGTCAGTCCCAACTTGCTTTTGGCCACATGGATGAGGGCGATCTGTTTGTTACTGATCGACATTGCCCGGCTCCTTTCCGTTGCGCGTGGTGGCGCTGATCAGATCCACGATCTGCTTGTGCATGCCTTCAAGATCGACCTGGACGCGCACGCCCATCTCCGCGCCCGCCTTCGCGGCGGCGCTGATCATGTCGATCTTGTGCGAGTGGCGCGGGGAAACCTCCAGTTCTGTCACCAGGTCATCCAACAGCTTCAGGAGCGCCGCCAGCGACCCCACGTCAGCGATTGCATCATTGGATGCCATGTAAAGGCCGTTGCCGAACGGTACCGGCGTTGCCATGCGGTTTTCGGTAGAGGTGATCATTGGACAATTCCTTCAGGCAGGGCAGGGATGAACTTCGAGCGGGCAAGAATGCCCCGCACAATGGTGAGCGCGCCAAGCGTGGCTGAGATGTCAGCAGACGAAAGCGCAGCGCCCGCTTCGGTTTCTTCGTCCACTCCGCCTTCATTTGCGGCATCCCATTCGCTGATGAGTTCATGGAGCCGGAAAAGGGTGCCCTGCGCCCCAGCAAGAGCGGCCTGAAGCTGCGCATACTCATCGGCCGTCAATGGCGTTACAAGCAGGTCGCGCCCGGCAAAGTCTTGCGCCTCCTCAGGTGTGAGCTCGTCTTTCACATTCAGTTGGTGGTTTTGCATCAGATATCTCCCATCATGAAGGTTGCGTTCTGGATTTCGTTCAGCGTCACAGGGCGTCCCGCCGCGAGCATCCGTGCTTGCCGGTGGGCGTTGACCATCGACCGGAAATTGCCTTGGGTTTCGCCATGCAGCGCCAGTTCAGCCGCAGCCGCCGCGTCGTTCGGGCAAAGTGCAGCGGCCAGGGCCGCGAACTCATCCCTGCTGGGTGCCCGCAGTTCATGGGCGTGCGTGATCCGTGACAGGAACTGCGCATAGTCCATTTCCTTCCTGCGACCCGTGCGGCCGAGGAAGTACTTGTTGCCGCAAAGGACCAACCCGAAGGCCGGATGGAAGCGGTTTCCATTGCGGGCATCGTCCCCGGCGTCGTACAGGGCGCGGAGCATTTCCAGCACGTTGACCTTCAGGCCTTGCGCCTCATCGATCACCAGAACGGTGGGACGCCGCCCTTCCTGGAATGGATAGCTGCCCAGCAAGCCACCAAGCGCCTGGACAGCTTCGCGCGTGCGCCCCTCATAGACGTTGAAGTGCTCAAGGAGCGCCGATGAGAAGGCGAGTATCGAGCCATCGATTTCCGGGCGCGACCGAAGGTAGATCACTCGGATTTCACGCTCCCATTCGGTTACCAGCCCCTCAAGGGTCCGGCTCTTGCCAATCCCGACAGGCCCCTTGATGACCCCGAGGCCCGCCGTTCGAGCGACTTGCTGGACGATGAACTTTATCGTTTCGCTCGCCTCCGTTACGATGATAGGTATCTCTTCAGGTGTGTGATGCATGCGTCATCTCCGTTTTGCTGCACATCCTCGAAGGGTCAGCGGGTGCCTCCGCTGGCCTTTCTTTCGTTTCCGAGCCCGGTACCGCTGAATTGTTTCGCGATCTCATGGAACTTCTTTGCGCGCGCGTCTTTTTGCTGCGTTTCGCGGGCAGTCCGAGCCTCAGGTTCCTCACCGGCCAGGCGCATGATGATGCCCGGCTGCTCCTGCCCAGGGTTGAAGATCGTAGTATTGCGCGTGAGCTCTTCGAAGCCATCGAAGCCCGGCGACAATTGGGCCTCGAGCTTTCTGATAGCACCCCTAGCGACCTTCTCGCGCCGTCGCGCTTCTTTCGCGCCTTCCCTGTCCTGAGCGTCGTAAGCTTGGTCAGGGTATGCTTCGCCGCAGGGTATCCCGTTGCGCCGGATGAACACATGGTCAACGCCGGAACGCAGGGGAATGCGAACTTCTACCCTATCGCCTTTGCCGAGCTCGTTGAGCGAAGGAGAAAAGTAGAGCTGGTTCCTGACTGAGATACGGCACTGCCTAACTTCTCGCGCTTCGCGTTCGCTGAAAATCTCATCGAAGCTGCGGGCGTCTGTGCGTTGCGGCTCCCAACCTTTGGCGATTGCTGCTTCGAACGCGGAACGGGGCGAGATACCACGCAATTTGCCATGGTCTTGGGGGGTATCGTTGTAAGTATCGATTGCGCGCTGGATCATTGCGGCCAACTCCGCCAGGGTGCCTTCGAAGGGCTTCACCGGCTTGCCGACTTGCTGGGTTTTCTTGTTACTGCGGTCCCCGCCTATCCAGCCTGGGATGAGCCTGAAGTAGTTCTGCTCGAGTATCCTGAAGATGCCCTCAATGGGCTTTGCAGCACCATTGTACGGCTGGGCGCGGATATGGCCGCGACCGGATATCAAGCCTGACAGTTCCGGAAAATCCGCGATTGCCTTGGCTACATCGTTATACTCACCGCCGTTGTCGAGGTAGAAGGTTACGGGCAACCCGCCGCCTTGATCGCTGACCACCAAATCGAAGAGGCTATCGGCGATGTCGGTTTTACGAACACCGGTTCCAGGGCCGAATGCGGCGAGCTTGCCCCAAATGAACCGAGTCGAATCATCCATCCAGGCGATCAAGCGCAGGCGAAGCTGACGCTTCGGGTTGTCGGGTAGCCGCATGTAGATGTCGATCGGGTGAACATCGCCGAAAACAACATCCATCGGTCGATCGGAGAGCTTCCGGAGTATCCGGGGCTTGTCGCGGTCATCCCATGCCTTGTTGTCATGGCGGAAGCGATCAACGCGCCGGAACTCATCGAACCGGGACGCCCATTTCTTGGTCAGGGTGCAAATCGCGGTGAGCTTCTGCCGGGAAAGCTGCGATCCGTGCTGCTTCGACAGTTCGGCCAGCTTCTGGCCGCACTGCCGTGCGACAGTCCGCGTTGACCAGCCCGCCGCCGTCCCGTCCCGGCCATACTGCTCCAGCTCTGAAGCGACCGCCGCCCGTGCTGTGTTGTCCAGGTCGATTTCGGCATCCCATCGCCGAGAAATCAGCACTCGGCGTGCGCCCCGAACGGGCGAGGCCTTCGGGACAAGGCCGGAAAGGCCCTTTTCCTCATAGGCATCAAGCCAAATCCGCGCCGTGCGCTCTGAAACCGTCTTTGCCGCGCCGTTTCGGTCGCGATGGGTGCCTTTGGCGATCTGCTTGAGCGCCTGAGCGCGTTCAGAGCTCCTTGGTGTGGTGTTTATCGCCGGGGTTATGACATGCAGCCGGAACTTCGCCTCCTCGCGCTGCCATTCGGCGATCTCACCATGGGAAAGCCGGTCAAACGGCTCTCGCAAGGGAAGATCGAGGTCTCTCGCCCGCTCTTGCATCTCGGCGGGCAGGCTGGACAGCGCGACAAGGTATTGCTTGCCGCCAGCGCCACCCTGGCACTCGGTCTGGATGATGTTCAGGCGTGTTCCCTGCCAATCCTTGCCCTCATGCGCATTTTTCAGAACCTTGCGAGCGTGCTGGGGGCCAAAATCGGCAATCGCCCCAAAGCTCGCGGCATCCAGCCAGCCATTCATTTTCCGAACCCGATGCCGTCCAGGACTTTATCGACGAGCAGGGTGGCCTTCGGGCCGCGCCAGTCCCCTCTGAGAGCTGAGGTGACATTTTGGCGTGTTAACCCATGCTCGCGGCAGAACGCATTCAGGCTGCTCTCTTTGAGAACGAGATGCGCGCGAACTTCTTTCAAGAGGTCCGGACTTGGTGTATGCATGATGCAAAGCGTCTTTCAGCAACGTTAAGCGACTAAATGCAACATTATGCAACACGCATGAAAAGTCAAGGGGGGCAGACTGGTGTCCGATGCGGATGAGGTCATAGAGGCGCTGAAGCGAGCCTTCCGGGCGAATACCGATGCTGAGCTTGGGGAGGTTCTTGGCATCGCCCGGAGCAGCATCGCATCTTGGCGAACCAGGGGTCATGTGCCGAGACGCTACATGCGTAAGCTTGCCGAGGTTGCCGGTGAAAACGTCCGAACAGCTTCCATAGAAGAAGACATTTATGCTCAGCGGCTCGGGCTTCTAAGGTGGCTGCGCGACCACAGCCACCTTCTTAATGATTACTCGGCGTGCCTGTCTGGTATCGGGGGGGCCGATGCTGCGATTGGCAAATACCAGTTTGAGGCGCTGGACGATCTGCGGGCTGAGATGGCAAGACGCGACGGGATGACCATGGGAGAGGTCTACAGCGCTATGGTCTTCCAAGAGTTCTTTGCAAATTCGGATGCGCGCAAGCCCGCTGGGGGCTAAGAGAAAACCTCGACAAATCAAAGTCTTGGGGTCTATGGTCCCTTGACTGATTGCGCGCCCATGGCGGAACACTTTAGCTCATAAATACAACAGCTTGCCTGCTACCCATTGCAGTTTCATTGGTGCCGCTCGTTGCAGTTTCATAAGTTCCGCTTCAGTGGCTTTTGATCGGTAACCACCCCCGAACAAGGCTACCGGACATGAAACGCCCCAATCCTCTGCCGCCCGACCGGATGACGCCCACCGAACGTCGTGCGGAACTATGCGGCCTGCTGGCGCTCGGACTGGTGCGACTGCAGCAGCGAGACAATGCGCAACCGACTGCGGATAATGGAGAAATTCGCCTACACTATCCGCCCGACCGATGCCGTCATGCAACTCCAACGCATGAGGAGACATCATGAAAACGCACGATCCGATCCCCGCGCGCCTGGCGGCGCTCAAGACCACGCCGACGCCCGACCTGAAGCAACAGTGGCGCGAGTTGTTCGACAGCGAGCCGCCGCCGTTCAACCGGCGCTACCTGGAAAGCCGGCTCGCATACCGCATTCAGGAACTCGCCTATGGCGGGCTGAAGCCGGAGACGGTCCGGCGGCTGGAACGGCTGGGCGAGGAACTCGACGGCGGCGACAAGACGAAGCGCAGCATCCGCGCCGATCACGACCGCCCGATCACCGGCACCCGCCTTTTGCGCGAGTGGCAGGGTGTCGAGCAGATCGTCACCGTCACCGCCGATGGCTTCGAATGGCAGGGCCGACCCTACAAGTCGCTGTCGGCCATCGCCCGCGCCATCACCGGCACGCGCTGGAATGGATGGGTCTTCTTCGGGCTCAAGAACCGGAGGGGGCGGACATGACGAAGCCGATCGTCAGAAAACAGCGCTGTGCGATCTACACGCGGAAATCATCCGAGGAAGGGCTGGAACAAGAGTTCAACTCGCTCCACGCCCAGCGAGAGGCCTGCGAGGCGTTCATCGCCAGCCAGCGCTCTGAGGGCTGGGTGCTGGTCCGCGATCAGTATGACGACGGCGGCATCTCGGGCGGGACGCTGGAGCGTCCCGGTCTGCAACGGCTGCTGGAGGACATCGAGGACGGGCTCGTCGACGTGGTCGTAGTCTACAAGATCGACCGCCTCAGCCGCTCGCTCGCCGACTTCGCCAAGCTGGTCGAGGTGTTCGACCGGAACGGCGTGACCTTCGTCTCCGTCACCCAGTCGTTCAACACCACCACGTCGATGGGTCGGCTGACGCTGAACATCCTGCTCTCGTTTGCCCAGTTCGAGCGCGAGGTGACGGCCGAGCGCATCCGCGACAAGGTCGCGGCCAGTCGGAAGAAGGGCATGTGGATGGGCGGGGTGCCGCCCTACGGGTACCGGGTCGAGAACCGGAAGCTACTGGTCGACGACGAGCACGCCGACCACGTCCGCTGGATCTTCGCGCGCTTCCTCGAAATCGGGTCGGGCACGGAACTGGCGCGCGAGGTCGCGAAACGCGGCATCCGCACGCCCCGCGGCAACCGGATCGACAAGAAGTACCTCTACCGGATGCTGAACAACCGCGCCTACATTGGCGAGGCGGTCCACAAGGGCGAGAGCTATCCGGGCGAGCACGACGCAATCATCGACCGCCAGACGTGGGACAAGGTGCACGCCATACTGCTCGAGAGTCCGCGCAAGCGGGCGATGCGGACCCGAGCCGAGACGCCGGCGCTGCTGAAGGGGCTGCTGTTCGGCCCCGACGGCGCCGCCTTCTCGCCGACTCACACCCGGAAGGGCGACCGGCTCTACCGCTACTATGTCAGCCAGACGGTGCTGAAACATGGTGCCGGGTCTTGCCCGGTCGGCCGCGTGCCCGCTGGCGAGATCGAGGCGGCCGTGATTGACCAGCTCCGCACCGTATTCCGCCAGCCCGAGATCATGGCGGGCACATGGAAGGCAGCGCGAGCCCACGCCGACGACATTACCGAGGCCGACGCCCGCGCGGCGCTGCAGCAGATCGACCCGCTTTGGGACGAACTCTTCCCCGCCGAGCAGGCGCGCATCGTGGCGCTGCTGGTTGAACGGGTCGACATCAGTACGGACGGCCTGAACGTCCGGCTCCGCGTCGACGGGCTCGGTAGCCTCGCGCGTGAGATGCTGGCCGGCGGCATCGAGGCCGCAGCATGACCCGTGGGGCTCCGATCCCGGAGACGGTCACGCTCCACGTCCCATTCCGCATCGTGAAGCGCGGCGGCCGCAAGGAAGTGCAACTGCCATACGGTGTTGCGCATCCGCGCAACCCCGATAGCGCGCTGGTCAAGGCGCTGGCGCGTGCCTTCCGCTGGAAGCGCATGCTGGAGTCCGGCGAGTTCGCAACGATTGCCGAACTGGCTGAGCGCGAGGGCATCGCACCGTCCTACATGACTCGTGTCTTGCGGCTGACGCTGCTTGCACCCGATATCGTCGAAGCGATCCTGGACGGGAAGCAGGGGACAGAAGTCACGCTGGCGCGCCTTATGGAGCCGTTTCCGGTGGAGTGGGTGCGACAAGTTGGGCTGTATGTCCCGAAGGAAGTAGGCCGCTTGCCACAGATCAGCAGCACCCTTGACGTGCCGACAGATCATTGCCAACTCGACTTCATCAGTCAGGATCGAGTGTTACCGGATTGA